TTATATGGAACAAAGGGGAATACAACCATCTGATATTGAACAAGCTGTTCAACAGCTTGTGGGAGAGTATGGATGGATGTTTATCGCTGGATTAGCAATATTATTGTTTCAATCAAGTATTAAAAAACTCGCTGCTGGTCTTTTTGTGTTCTGGGGTAATGATTATAAAACAGATGATACAGTATACGTCGATGGAAAACCGGGACGTATTATACGAGTGGGTATTACTAAAACTGTCTTCTTTATATACGATGTTATCGATGGCCAAGTTATCGGTGGCAGTAAACTTGTTGTACAAAATGAATATCTAGGAAAACTAAAAATAGAGAAACCTCTATGCCAGTTAGATTTATCTAGATATAACGGTGCAAAGAAAAAGCACTAAGCAGTTTCTGGTTCAGGTTGAGCAACTGGCACCTTTTCAGCTAGTCCTGGAATCTCACAAGCACCACCTCCACAAGCAATTGTCTCTTGTACTTCAGTAGTATCTTCCTTTTCCTTAAAGGACTTATAGTTTACAGATTTAAACTTCTCAACAATAGCTTGCCAACGCTCTTCGTCTTTCTCATCAACTATAGACTCTAACGGAGCTTGTTTGTATAGCTTATCTCCAGTCTTAGGCAACAATGATACAGCACCAAAGTATTTCTTATTGTCATATAAGAACTTAAAGACTCTGTCCCATTCATCATCCTTTACAACTGCTGTACAACTAACATTATGTTCAACATTATTAGTGTTTACATCTGTTGTTCCTGGTATCACCCAATTCTGTTGAGTTGATTTAATATACTTTAAATGCTGTAATGCAGTTATATCATCTTTCACTACAGCCTTATCAGATATCTCTATAGGAAACGTTACAACATCATCTGTCTTATTTGCTGACCACACACTTTCCTCACACATATGTGGATTGCTTTTCTTAAAGTGTCTATAAATGGGATCGAGTTTATTACATTGAATACGTCTAAAGTACTTTCTGCTGTGATGAGGATGAATTCCTGAGGCACTTCCTAATACAAGAGAAGAAGTACCTTCTGGTTTAATACAAGTAATCCGAGCGGCTTGATTGATGTTTAATTTCTTAGCCCAGGCTTTGTTAACTTTAATAGCATGCTCGGCTCCTTCCTTTTGATAATCAGGATTTAATAAGATTTTAGGATTATCCATCATACCAGTAATAGATACACCTAATAGAGCTTCTCCTTCTGTTAATTGCTTAGAAGCTGGTCTCAAATAGTTGAAATCAGAGTATGCAGCTTGTAGAGTTCCAATGATGGTAGCAGCTTTAACTGCATCTAAAAACTTAGCCTTAGTATCGATATTAGCTCCATTAATAGATGTTAAATTACAAAACTGTACACCACAGACACCATCTTCAGTAACTGGAACAAATCCAATCTCAAAACAAGGATTGTATAATTGCCATGGATGATTACCAAACACAAAACCAGGTTCTCCAAATTGTTTAGTTTTATTAAGAATGTCTGTAAACTCTTCAAACGTAGTTTCATTTCTTAATAATAAGACACTGTTATTACTTCTAGCGCGTTGAGGTTCAATGTGAATCCAGCTTATACGTTTATTATCAATAACATCTTTATATTCATATTCACTTAGCTCAACCTCATACTTCTTTTTATTAACAGTAATCTTTCCAACATATAAATTAGTTTCATCATCATGATAAAACTTCGTATGTCTTGTAACATCAAAGAATGTTTTAGAGTTCATCATCTCTTCATCATCTTTATCAAAAATAAGTGATGTAGCTGAACGACGAATACCTCCAGACAATACTGCATCAGCACAATGCATTAAAATATCATATGCATTAATAGGCTTTAACCTAGTTTGTTGTTGCTGTTCAATAATATAATCAAACAACTCTTTTACTTTTAAATGACATTGCTTTAGTCCTTCATAACCAGGAGCTTTTCCACCAGCAGTTTCTAGAGGAGCTCCTTTAGGTCTAATCTTACTAAAGTCAAAAACAATCTTACGACCAGAAAAAGCTGTATTACGAAAATAAGAATTTAATAATGCCTCAATAGAATCAGACCAACCTTCAATACTATCCTCTACAACATATGTTACAACTGTCCCAGTCTTATCTTTAGATGTTACTAAGTCTGGAAACCGAGAAACAAAGTGTTTTGATACTCCAATACCGACACCACAACCACAAAGTAGTAAATAAAATATCTCTGCAAATGATCTAATACTATCAACGTGTCGCACCGCGCAATTATATATACGAGCGTTATGTGCCAATACAGCCTTACCACCGAACTGCATTGACCTCATCGACGGAACAATGTGTTTTTCTTTTACTTGCTGGAACGACCACTTAATAGTATCAATATCTTCCTGAGGCAAATCCCTCTTAAATTGATCGACATGCATCTTTGCCACTCGATTTATACATTCATCCCACGTCTCTCTTCTATTAAGACTTTTGTTGAACCGTGCATACTTGCTTGTAAAAGTAAAGGTAGATATCTCGTCTAGATAATTAATATTTTGTGGCATTGATGTATTTATTTATGCTTCATTCTGCTGAATAACAGGTCACGACTGAACAAGCATGCTACACATAAATATAACTATTTTTTTGAAAAATTCAACTTACCGTTTTACTGTGGCTTGTCCGAAATAAAATCCAATAATAGCTGTCAAGGCTTGTCTAATCTCAGGTACTAACAGGTAACCTTCTATCTCTATAAAGACTGGCTCTGTCTTAGTTCCTAATAGTCCCCACAATATTTTTCGTGTAACTAGTTCTTCTACAACAATTGGATGATTCATAAATGTAGTAATGAAGGGAGCCAGGATGACACCAAATAGAACGCTCACAACAATTAGTCTCCTAACCCATTTACCTGCATCTACGCCTACACGCTGTACAGCTTTATCAGCAGAGTCATCAGCGAATTTCTTTTCTTTCATTATCATCTCAAAGCGCTTCTGTTCGTTTTCAGCGCGCTTGGCAACAAGCTTAAAAAAGAAACCTACGATAGACCCACCAGCCATTGTCATTATTTCTGCAGGTATCACTGTAAGTATTTAATTAAAAGGATGTCAGAGTACGACACTTAATCAAATGAAAAGGTGTCGTTATCTTCGCTTATCTCAATATTCGTTAGGCTCTCACAACCAGAGAATACATTCATATCAAAAGTGATAACATTATCAGGAATCGACGCCGATGTCAGACCAGTACCTGAGAAAGCGAACTTCCCAATAGTATTAACACCAGTAAGAGTCGGTAAGTTCGTCAAGCCGATACAGTCTGAAAAGGCACCTTCATAAATCTCAACACAATCGTCAGGAATTATATAGTCACCAGTTTTTCCAGCGGGGTAAGCATATAAAATTGTTTTAGCTTTATTAAATAAAACTCCATCCTCAGATGAAAACTCCGCATTATCTTCATGTACGATAATGCTTGTGAGCTTTTTGCAGCCTGCGAACATACCAATCCATCGTATTCCGTTCGTTCCCATCCGTTCCACACTAGCAGGGATCGTCACGCTCGTCAATTCCTCACAGGCAGAGAAAGCAGTACCAGATGGCAACCCAATATGAGTAACAGTATCAGGAACTGTGTAAGCACCACTTGTTCCAACAGAGCATTGGTACAATTTTGTTTTATCTTTATTGAATAAAGTTTTATCCATTAATCTAATAAATATTTAACAAAAAGGCGCTGCTATAGCAGCGCCTTTTCTATACTACAATGTCTAAAAACTGTTACTTAATAAAAGAATACGAGAATATTGGTCCCTACTGGTGATTGATTGTCGATCATTAATCTAAAAATCCTTTTCTTTTATCATAAACTAAACGATCGTATGATTTTACATTTAAACTTTTATTTTGATCTGTATACACCTTTTCAATATCTTCTTCATATTTAATGCTGCGCATGCCCTCTTTATGAGCGACTCTAGAGTCAGAGCTTTCTGAAATGTGCTCAAACTCTCTCTTCTCATTCGTGTATATATCCTTGATAAGGAATTTATATGCCGTCATGACGTAAATATTAGCTTATCGTCGTGTACTTTGCAAGTAATTTTTTCTGGTTTGTCCTTTTTTTGTATTATCATTGACGCCACTTCAACTTCAATATGTTTCTCAAAGAACCTTCTTAAAAAACGAGCACCATATTTTCGGCTATATCCCTGGGAGGATACATACTCCCTCGCTTCATCACTCAATACAAACGATATATTGTTACTATCTTTAAGTTTTTCTACAAACCTATCAGTCTCAATATCTACTAAATTATATATATTATCTTCAGTTAAATGTTCGAACTTAATAATCTCATCTAATCTATTTAAAAACTCAGGTTTAAAAAACTTACGTAAGGATACTTCTAGATCCATAGAACTAATAGCTGAGTCTCCAAATCCAATAGACTCCTTGTCGAATAAGTCAGAACCAATATTACTTGTAAAAGCAATAATACAATTTTTAAGATTAATCTTTCGACCAACACTATCTGTAAGTTCACCTTTATCTAAAACTTGTAGAAAAATATTAACAACATCAGGATGAGCCTTCTCAATCTCATCTAATAATATTAAGCAATAAGGATTATTTTTTATATAGTCACATAAAATAGATCGATCTCCATATCCAACATAACCAGGAGGAGAACCTATTAACTTACTAACTGAGTGTTGCTCCATATATTCAGACATATCTATCTTTAGAAAATTTTGTTTGTTGTAGAAGAAATGATCAGCTATCAACTCACATAGATATGTCTTACCGACACCAGTAGGTCCCAGAAACAAAAACGATCCTAATGGCCGACCAGGATCCTGTAATCCAGTTTTTACTCTCTTAAAATGATATAGAACAGAATTAATAGCATGGTGCTGAGAAACATATTTCTTTTTTATAGACTTATCTACTAATTTTAAGTCTGGTAAGTGACTACCATTTATATCTGTAACCGGGATGCCTGTCTTATTACTTAAAATCTTTTTAACAATCTCTCCTGTTATAACTCTATCAAATTCATCTTCTTTACTAGCAGCTAAATCACGTTTTATTTTATTAGCTAATGTTGTTTCTCTTCTCTTAAATTTTAAACCTTCTTCAAAATCAAAACTCTCAACGCATATTTTTTTTTGTCTTCGAACATCTTCAAGCTTTTGTTTTAACTGTATTAATTTTTCGGATGTATTTCCTGTTTGGTTTTTAATAAACGAACCACACTCATCTAATAAATCTAACGCACTAGATGGTTGACTTTTATCTGTAATGTATCTAGTAGAGAGCTTTACTATATCTTCAACAATATCATTCTGATACTTAACATCATGATACTTCTCATAGAACGACTTCATTTTATAGAGAACTTCTTTTGTTTCAAGTAAACTAGTTTGCCTAACAGTAATGTTTTCAAAATTAGAACTAATGGTTGTAATGTCGTTTATATATTTTTTATAATCATCTGACGTACATGTACCTATGAAGTTGATATCGTCACTGCTAAATAACTCACTGAAGTATTCTTCAATATTAGATGTACCATCTATTCGAGTAATAAGAGCAATATCATTAATAAACAAAATAACATCTTTGTGCTTCTTTAAATAGTCCTGAAGAATATCAATACGTGCTTCAAAATCTCCTCTAAACTTAGTTCCACTAATTAATGTCTTAAGCTTGAGTTCTAATATTCTTTTATTTTGTAAATGTAAAGGAGTTAGTTTCTTGGTTATTCTTCTTGCTAGTTCATAGACTACCGAACGCTTACCAACTCCTGGGTCACCTGTTATAATAATATTTGTATTATGTTTTTTTCCTAATATTAAATATATCTTCTCAAACTCTGCGTCTCTTGAGAATGTATGTTGTAGTGAGTTTGTCGCAGCTTGATGAGTTAAATCTATAAAGTAAGACTCTAAACTCTCTGGTAGATTAGAGTATACTCGAGCACCTGTTTCAATATCACCTAGCTCTTGCTGAATTGCATCTTTAACATTATCAAAGTTTAAACCATACTCTGTGAGTATAGATGTTGCTACTCCATCATTTTCATACAACAAGGATAAAAACAAATGAATAACTCCAACTGTTTGTTTATTGAGTTTCTCTGCTAGATTTTTCGCGAAGTCGATTATACGAAAAACTCTCGGAGTAAAGTTAGGTGATTTACCAGGTTTAAATAACTTACTATTTTCTTCTATATTAAGAATACTAATTACTACATCCTTAAGATTAGTTGAATCTACTTTTAAAGTCTTAAATGTTTGCTCTAAGAAAGTATCTTCACATTCAATTAAACCAAGTAGTAAGTGCTCAGTACCAGTATACCTACACTTAAACTCTTCTGCATAATTTTTAGATAAAGCAAGTGCTGATTGTGCACAAGTACTAAACTTCATACTAATACTTATTACGTAACTAGTTGACCTCTACTTATTTACTGCAACATTGATGAAAACATTCCGGTACTACCTGCTGTAATTATTTGCCCAAGTGAAGTGTTGGTATCTACTAATGGACCAACTTCACCACCTTCTCTTCTTGCCCAATCAGAACTTACTGTTCCAAATGATGACCCAGGTGTCCAACTACCAATTACAGGAATGGTTTCAGAGTCTGAAGAACCGGATTGGCCCAATCCACCTCCGCTCAATCCAGTCATCGCTGGATATGTAGTAATATCAACAGTACCACTTCCAAGGGTAACAGTAGGATATAATCCACCAGTACTAAAACCACCACCAGCTCCAGCGACTCCTCCACCAGAACCAGCACTACCGTTTTGTAAATATATATCTGCATAGTCACTATGTTGAGTGTACACTGTTGTTTCAATGACACTAGCTTTATCTTCAGCTACTATTTCTGTAGTTACTGAACTTACAGCTGCTAATCCAGCTGTACCATAATTAGCGGCATGAATACCAGCTCCTCCACCACCCCCACATCCTCCAGATAAGTACTGGACATTTGGCATATTACTAGCACTTACCCCTAAAACGCCTCCACCTCCACCACCAGCACCTCCATACACTATACCAGAATTATTAAATGATAAAGTATCAAAATATGTACCCATATCACTACTACCAATAGCAGGACCTCCGGTGTATCCATTATTATCAAATGCACTTAGATCATCAGAATTGGTTCCATCTTGAGTAAAATCTGATCCAGATGCCCACATATAACCATGACCACCGGCGCCTCCTTTTCCTACTACAGCGGCAGTATCATCTACAATAATATTAAGTTGATTTGTACTATACACTAAATCATGATCTGATGTAAACTGAACTGCGGCAGATACTGTAGATACTGAAAATACCGATAACGGACTATTAACAGTAAAGTTTATGTTATATGGATTTGTCGCCGAGAACGTCGAAAATGCAGTAGTATTTGTATCAGCTGTACTAGCTGATAATGCTTCCCATATGTTAACACAACTTAATAACTCATTATGTGTACCATCAGCACGATAAGTAGCAGAGATTGAAGAAAGAAACAAATTAGTAGTTTTGAATTCTGGACCAATCGACACTGTTTCTTTAGAAACATCTATTACAGAACCGTCAGATGGATTTGAAATCTCTACGTCTAAGAATACTGAAGGTGAATCTGATAAGTCCTGAACAGCACTAATATCGAATACTACAGATGTAATTAAATCTGTAAAGAATATTGTACTTGTACTACCTACCTGCTCAGCGGAGGTTTGTTGATTGACACTAGTACCAGGGAAATCTGCCTCTTTACTATTAACAACACTCTTATTCCTACTAGCGGAAACTGAAGGAATATACAGACCTATAGCAGCATCGGAAGGTTCTATTGTTAAGTTTACTGATG